TTAATTCTCAGATTGTGTTTCTTTTGCTTCTACTTTTACAATCATACATAGGCTTTGAACTGCATTAAAGAGACGGATACAATCCATCTCGTCAATTTCAAAATCCGATCTTCCATGTAATAGCCAATGCCTATTTATCGTTTCAGGTTCATCGGCAGAGAAATCGCTTTTTTGATACAGATTTCGGATGAAGTTGTTATAAGAAATCCATACATGTTTTTGAATTGTACTTCCTGTTGACGGGAAGGTATCGACCTTCTTTTGACAAACTTTCATCATCCTTACATCTTGTTTGTCATCGCTAAATTCTGACAGAATACCCTCGATAACCGAGAGAAGCGATGTTGCACAAACAGCATACAATTTATTTTGAAATGCTTGCCAGCACTGGTCTGTGAGATTTTTCAGTCCTTCTTTAATGGGAGATGCTTTGATTCCGTTCACCATATCTTTGGTTTTCTGAAAATCTTCTGTTGTAAAAAACCATTTCAAAAATGCATTGATATCATCCAATTTGTTCGTGTTTGCTATTGTTTTGACTGCGTAAATATTTAATTCTGCGGGTAAAGTCCACCCTTCTGTTGATAGCTTGCTCACAACAACATCTAATTCTTTATCAAATTCCTGTACACTTTCTTCAGCCTTCTTTGAAATAGCTTTTTGAATAGCCTCCATTTGTTCTTTCGTTAATTCTAACATTCGTATAACCCTCCGAGTTTAAGTGTTCCTATAATTTAGACTCTCATTTAGCAAAGCAGCTTGTCCCATTTCCTTTTCGTAATCGCCCTTGGCATAGGCTACATTGCTCAATGCCCGGAGCATCTTATCTTTTGCCAGCTTCTTCATAACCTCCGCAAGATCAGCGTCCAGAGTACCACGCTTCACATAGCGGTTTATGGTATTCAGCCGTTTCTCATAAATCTGCTTCAGCGGATGATCGTCCGCAAGTTCTCGCTGTTCTCTACCTTTCAGATTACCGATCTGACGGCAAGTGCGGTGCAGCTTGTCCCCCGGTGCATAGCCACCGCAGTATTTGGTGTGCCTTGCGTTGGTGGTGAGGAACCACTTGCCGCAGATTTTGCATTTTTTCGGGGCATGACCAACACATAAGCCCTCAAAAAGATCAGACCGGAACATCCCTACAAAGGATACATAGTGCATCCGCTTGACCAGCTTCGCAACTTTTTCGCCGGGACGGATGACCGATATATACTGAACGGAATTATTCAAAGTAGACATCCAGGCATTGCCCTCCATGATAGAGAACTCCGGCGGAAAATAGTCGCCGAACATTTTTGCAAAACCCTCTGCGGTGCGGTCTGCTTCGTTTCCGTCCGATTGTTCTGCAAAATCAAGCATGGCCGTTTGGTATTCCCCAAGGGAGTATGCCAGATGCCCGAAAACTGCGGTATAGCGTTGGAGCATCATCGCATCGGTAAAGTTCTGGATTTCTTCAAATTGCAAAGAATTGGTTGCGGCTTTTATGGCAAACTCCACATATTTCAGCGCATTGTCCACAGTAAAGACTTTTTCAATCCGTTCTCTGTGCTTTGAGATATTCATATAGGAGAACGGCGGTGTTTGACTGAGAATATCAAGCATCGTCAGAGCAGCTTCCTTTGCAATAGGACAGAGTGCAGAAGCATCCTGTCCGGCGTTTAATATTCCAAGCAGCAGATTGATTTTCTCGCATTGCTCGTTTATTTTTGCAATGGTATTCACAGGAACATTCAGTGCATCACAGGCAAGCGTACCGACAGGAAATGTTTTGCTCTCATATATGACCGTATCCTGCCAGAAATCCAATGTCATCAATTCTTGATTCATGCTTGCCCTCCTGTCCTGTTTTTTCATTTTTCTAATTATATCATGTAAATGTGAAGAAATCTACGTCCTCAGATAAGTTGTCCTGTTTTTTGAAACAGGATTGTCCTGTCATTAGCCTGTTTTTTGAAAAATCCGTCATAACCATAATAGAAGGAGCGAAGCACCTGCCAATCACGGCGGGTGCTTCGTGCTTTCCAGAATATTATGAACGGAGGGTTTTCTATGACAATCTATGAAACCATCAAGGCGGCAATCAGCGTCAAGCAAGCCGCCGAACACTACGGGCTGAAAGTGAGCCACAATGGCATGGCTTGCTGCCCGTTCCACAACGACAGGCATCCGAGCTTGAAGCTGAATGAGGACTATTTTTTCTGCTTCGGCTGCGGAGCCAAGGGGGACGTAATCGACCTTGTGGCAAGGCTGTTCGATCTGAGCAGTTATGAAGCAGCGCAAAAGCTGGCTGCGGACTTTGGACTTGACCCAAAACCGCCCACTGCCGCAGCTATGATCAAGCCGAAGCGTCCCTATATCCGTCAGTTACGGGAGGATGAAATGCTGTGTTTTCGGGTGCTGACGGATTATCTGCATCTGCTGGAAGATTGGAAAGTACGATACGAACCCAAGACACCGGAAGATGCTCTGGATGACCGTTTTGTGGAAGCCTGCCAGATGCACTGCTATATCGAATATATGGCAGATGTGCTGACGGTGGGTGATCTGGAAGAACGGGTGGCATTGGTGGACAAGCTGATGCAGGACGGCAAAATTGCTTTTCTGCAAGAGTACATCACACGAAAGAAAAAGGAGGTGGCGCACCATGGCGAAGAACCGGAAAACGCCTGATATGAATTTGCCTGTCTGGTTTGACGGGCAGAACATCAACGAAGCTCTGTTTTGTGAAGAATTTCTGCAGGAGCGCAGAATCATCTTCGCAAACGGAGCTTTTTTCACGCCCAATGGTCGAGTGACGGACGATCTCCCTCTGCGTGGGGAGATTTACGACAAGCTGAAATTCTGTGCCGTAAACAATATCCCCCGGAAGATCACCAACATTCTGGAAGTGCTGAAACTGGAAGCGCAAGTGCCGGACTTTCCACCGGAGCAGGATCGGATTCATTTGTCCAACGGTACGCTACTGCTGAACGGCACATTTACCGAGGGCAGACCGACTATCGTGCGAAACCGTCTGCCTGTTGTTTACAATCCTCATGCACCTACACCTGTGACCTGGCTAAAATTTCTGGATGGGGTGCTCCATGCGGAGGACATCCCCACTTTGCAGGAGTTTATCGGCTACTGTCTGATTCCTTCCAACAAGGGGCAGCGCATGATGGTGATTAAAGGCAACGGCGGCGAGGGCAAATCCCAAATCGGTGCGGTGCTGTCCGCTATATTCGGCACGAATATGAAAGACGGCAGCATCGGAAAAATTTCCGAAAACCGCTTCGCCCGTGCTGATCTGGAACACATCCTGCTGTGCGTGGATGATGATATGCGGATGGAAGCTCTGCGCCAGACCAACTATGTAAAATCCATCGTGACTGCACAGGGCAAAATGGACTTGGAACGCAAGGGCAAGCAGAGTTATCAGGGCTGGATGTTTGCTCGGCTGCTTGCATTCAGCAACGGCGATCTGCAAGCTTTGTATGACCGCAGCGACGGTTTTTACCGCAGACAACTTGTGCTGACCACCAAAGAAAAGCCCATGGACAGAGCCGATGATCCTGACCTTGCAGAGAAGATGAAAGCTGAAGCCGAGGGTATCTTCCTGTGGGCATTTGAAGGCTTACAGCGGCTTGTTGCCAACAACTTTAAGTTTACGGAGAGTGACCGTATCCGGGAAAACCGGGAAGCGGTCAAGCGTGACAACAACAATATCTTTGATTTCATGGATTCCGAGGGATACATCCAGCGTAAAGCGGATGCGTCCATCAGCTCCAAGGATTTCTATGAAATCTACCGGATGTGGTGCGAAGAAAATTCCCTTGCACCGCTGAAAGCCCGCAGCTTCAGCGACGCCATGATTGCCAATGCCGGGAGATTCAATCTGGAACATTGCAACAACATCACCAACTCTGCCGGACGGCGGGTGTGGGGATTTATGGGTGTGGAAGCTGTGGCAAGACCTCATATAAATGGGTTTTACGGAGATTCGCCGTGTACGTACGTACCGGAGGACATTCCGGAGGAATGGCGGCAGGTCGAGTAAATCCCATTGCTGGTACGTATGTACGCAGCAAAAGAGCGTGAAACGCTCGTTATAGAAACAGCACACATCCTCTCGTTCGGGCTGTTTCTATGTTCACAGGCTTTTGAAAAAGTGTCTGTGGACACCGGCTGCAAGAGGAAGTTGACACAGAACAGCTTCATGCAGACGGGGCTGACCATAGGAAAAGGCGCAGACATTTTCGCCTTGGTCAGCAGAGGTCACCGCAGTGACCGCATTCCCCCTCGGGAGAGCCCTCGGAGAGCCCACGGCACTTTGCAGCCAGTATGGATGAAAGTGTCATAGTGGGTTATTACACTTTGAAAAAGTGCTTCTCCGTAGCTCCCCGCTGTCTGCAAATCCCAAAGAAAGGGCAAAAATTCAATGGCAAGAAATGATGGAATAGATCGTACCGTAGCCCGGAATCAGGACTTGGAAACGCCTGCGGATGTGGCGAAGGTACAGGAACACAATGAGCGTGAAAAGGACAGCTACAGCAATCAGGACATCGTGCCGGAACGCACTTCTCTGAACGTCCATTTCAAAGCACCCACGGACGATTATGTAAAAATGTTTGAGCAGATGGAACAGGATGGTGTGATCTCCACCAGAGGTCTGAAACCCGATGCCGTCAAATACGGCGAGCTGGTTTTCGATGTGAACTCCGCTTACTTCTACAACCGCGGCGGCTATGAATTTGCAAAACAATTTTATGCCGATGCCTATAAAGCCGCTGCGGAGATCGTAGGTGGTGAGCAGTATATCCTCTCCGCTGTGATGCACGCCGATGAGCGCAACCGAGCAATGTCCGAAGCTTTGGGCGAAGATGTGTACCACTACCACCTTCATGTGGTTTATATCCCGGTGGTGGAAAAGCAGATACTTTGGTCGAAGCGATGCAAGGATGAAGCCCTCCGGGGAACCGTTAAGGAGGTCATCACACAGGTCAGCCGCAGTAAGAAATGGGAGTCCAAGCCGGTGCTTGACGAGGACGGTAATCCAATGTTGAACGCAAGAGGAAAAAAGATTTTGAGGTCATCCTACAGTGTGTTGCAGGATGACTTTTTTCATTTCATGCGAGTTGCCGGATATACCGATCTGGAGCGTGGAGAACGTGGAAGCACCGAGGAACATCTGACTGTGACCCAGTTCAAGGTGCAGGCAGAACAGCAGCGGCTGGAAGCTGTGACCGGGCAGGTGGCACAGGCAGAACAGAATTTGGAGGATGCCAAAGCTGACACAGCAAAACAGAAAAAGAAACTGGAATCTTTGCAAAAGGAAACCAAGGCGGCAAAGACCATTGCGCTGACAGTGCAGGACATTGAAGTAATGGGCAAAAAAGCCACATTCGGAAACAATATCACACTGACACCGGATGAATGCCGCACACTCAAAGATTATGCTGTCAGTAGCTTTGCGGAAAAGGCAGAGAAGATCAAGTACAAGCAGAAATTCGAGCAAGCGGAGAAAAGTGCAAAAACATGGAAGCAGCGGTACGATGCGCTGCATGAACAATATCAAGAGCTGAAAAAGAAAGCCCAACCCTTTCTGGATGCACTGGAAATCGCATCCGAAAAGGTTCGGGCTTTTATCAATTCTATCCTCATCAGAGGAAAGCAAACACAGGAACACGAACACCCTGCCCGGAAGCGTGGACAGGATATGGAACTTTGATGGAGGAATCGCCTATTGAAGAAATATTATGAGGAAGCGAAATATAATGCGGCATTTGACCGCTGTGTGGATGTTATGAGCCAGATGCTCCAGAAATATGGACATCAGGTTTTGGATAAATTGGAACAGGACGCACCGCAGGGAGTGGAGCATTCCGAGGAAAGTAATCAAGCGCAGCTTCTGACGGATAAGGCTGCGTAAAATTTGCAATGTACACGTTGCGTATTCGTTGCGGCTATGCTATAATGATTACGCAACGTGTACTTTTTGCTTTTATGGAGAAAAGACGGATGGATTGTAAAAACAGAATTATTAAGTTGCGTGAAAGCACAGGACTGAACCGGAAAGATTTTTGCAAGCTCGTCCATATCCCTTATCGGACTATGACCGAGTGGGAATTGGACAACCGCCATGCACCGGATTATGTGCTGTGGCTTTTGGAGTATTATATCCGCAACGAAGGACTTGTGGTAAAAGAAATGAATGAGGGAGGTGGAGATTCTGAAAAAGAAACAACTTAAATGCTATCTTTATACAAGAGTGTCCACCTCTATGCAGGTTGACGGGTACAGTTTGGATGCCCAGCGTGACAAGCTGCGGAAGTATGCGGCATACGAGGATATGATTATTGCCGGGGAGTATTCTGACGAAGGCTTTTCCGGCAAGAACATCCAAGGGCGGCAGGACTTCCAACGGATGCTGAACGATATCCAGGACGGCAAAGATGATGTTTCTTATGTGCTGGTCTTTAAGCTGTCCCGATTTGGCAGAAATGCGGCGGATGTTCTGAACTCTTTGCAGCTCATGCAGGATTTCGGTGTTAATCTGATCTGCGTGGAGGATGGCATCGACAGCTCCAAGGATGCCGGAAAGCTGATGATCTCTGTGCTGTCTGCGGTGGCAGAGATTGAGCGAGAAAATATCCGCACACAGACAATGGCAGGACGGGAGCAAAAGGCTCGTGAAGGCAAATGGAACGGCGGTTTCGCTCCCTATGGATACAAACTGGAAAACGGAAACCTTGTCATTGCAGAGGATGAAGTGGAAGTAATTCGTGTCATTTATGACCGCTACATTCACACTAATGAGGGTGTTGCAGGAGTTGCAAAATATCTGAACCGCAATGGTTATGTAAAGAAACTAAGACAGAATAACACCATTCCGGGATTTTCAAGAGATTTTGTGAAAAATGTATTGTACAATCCTGTTTATATGGGAAAGATTGCTTACGGCAGACGAAGAACTGAAAAGAAACAGGGTACAAGAAACGAGATGCACGTGGTTGAGCAGTCGGAGTTTCCGGTTTATGAAGGACAGCACGAAGCTATCATTTCTGAAGAGGATTGGTATCTGGCACAGGAAAAGCGCAAGATCAATTCCTTTAAGCGGGAAAAGGTCAACAATCCAGACCACGCACACATCCTGTCCGGTATCTTGAAATGCCCATGCTGCGGCAAGAGTATGTACGGCAATATCGCCAAGGCACACAGCAAGGACAAGAAAACACGGTATTATTACTACTGCAAAAATACGGTTACACCCACAGGGCATGAGTGTAGCTTCCGGCTCAATATCGAGCAGACGGAAATCAATAAATTTGTGGCAAAGATCATTTCCGCTATGGTCAATAATCCCCGATTTGTAGAAGCAATTCAAGCGAAAATCGGAACGGCGGTTGATACAGAGGATATGGAAAAGCAGATCGCCGTTCTGCAAGGACAGCTAAAGCAAGCCTTTGGAACGAAAAGCCGCTTGGAGCGTCAGATGGATACCTTGGACATCAACGATGCCCACTATGACAGAAAAATTTTGGATTTGCAGCGCCGATATGATGAACAGTATGATACGATAGAGGAAATCGAAGTTCAGATTGGCGAATTGCAAAGTCAGATACGCAGCATCCAGCAGGAGAAAATCTCCGGCGATAACATTTATCGGCTCTTACTGGCATTTGATGAAGTCTACCATTCCGCAACGGAAGCAGAACAGAAAGAGTTTATGAAAGCCTTTATCGAGCGAATTGAGATGTTCCCGGAAAAGAGAAAAGACGGAAGCTGGATAAAGAAGATTGTATTCAATTTCCCTGTGCCTATTGATGGCGAGGAAGTGAAAGAACTTCCCTTGGAAACTGAAACAACAGTCGAGACGGTTTGCCTTTTGGGTAGGAAAATAGTCAACGATAAGAATGTTGAGTATGCTCATGTTGATTATGAACCAAAAGATGCAGAGTATCTGAAAAGTGCTAAGGGTTCAGCGTCATACAGAGAAATCAAAAAGTGGATTAAGGAACAACATGATGTTTCTGTATCAAATCTATACATTGCTCAAGTAAAAGACAAATTAGGCTTTGGGAAGCGTGAAAATTATAATAAAGGTGCTGACGGTCATAGAGTACCGAACTGTCCAGCTGAGAAAGAAAAATTGATTCTGGAAGCGTTCAAGCATTTTAGAATGATATAAGAAAAAATCAGAATGAGAGAAAGTGGAGAACATCTGCTTTCTCTTTTTTTTGATGTTCTGAAAAAAAATTTTTTGAGCTGGATGCGTTGCTAGGCAACACGTTAAAAGTAAATGACACATAATTGGGTAGGAAAAGTATTGCAATTAGAAATTCAGTGTGCTAGACTTTTATTAAACCGTAAGAAATACAGTAAAATGGAGGAATAAAGATGGCAAAGCAAAAAGGTTGGACAAATTCAATTCCTGTTCAGGAAAGAACATTTCTTACCCAGAGAGAGCTTAGTAGATATACTGGCATCAGCTATGATTTAGTTAGAAAATATGTCAAGGGTGGGGAATTTGAAGATTATATTACAGTAGGAAAACAGAATAAAGTTATGGTTGATAGAATTGCTTTTGAAAATTTCCTTAAAGCAAAGAAACACATTGAAAAATAAAATTACATAAAAAATAGCAACTGTGAGTGGCATCACTGTTGCTATCAAGGAAGTTACCAAGAACTTCTTTCATTTATTATTTATGCTCATATATTAGCATATTTTCTTGGTGACTTCAAGAGAAAAACAGAAGATTCATGAAAACATGAAATCATGAGAAAGGACGTGTTGATATATGACATACGAAAATTTAATTTTAGAAGCAACAGATGATATTTTGGATAATTTTGTAGGTACATCGTTTGTGCCGAGTGTGGTTTCAGAGGATGTTATTAACGCTTGTAATAATGAAATCATTATGGAAAACACAACTCGTGTACATACGGGTTTTACGAAGTATAAACAGTTGACTACCTTAACAACGGTACAGGTTGCAAGGATTTTGTTGAAATTAGAAGAAGTAAAACAGATTGATACAGGAACTGATGTGCACAACAATGATAAATTGTTATTAGGTGTGTATCAGAAAAGCGGTGATGACAGAGGAACATATATCACAGGAAATACAGATTTGCGACGTTTAGCACGTAATTATAAACCGTCAATGACTACAAAGGAATTCAATGAAGTGTGTAGCATGTTGCATGATACAGCACCAATTGTTAAACGTTGTGAAGAAAAAAATCTTGTTGCTGTTAATAATGGTATTTTTCATTATGATACAAAAGTGTTGGAATCATTTACACCAGACTTGGTATTTTTGACTAAAATACCTGTTGATTATAATCATGCTGCTCAGAATATTGTTATTCATAATCCGATTGATGGTACAGACTGGGATATTGAGAGCTGGATGATTGATATGTTTGATAATGATACAGAAGTATCGGAATGCTGTTGGGAGTCAATCGGAGCTTGTATTAGACCATTGCAAGGATGGGATAAATGTGCATTCTTCTATGGAGAAGCCGGAAACGGTGGTAAAGGTACAATTTGTTCTTTGATTCGTAATTTGCTGGGTAGAGGTGCAGTTTCGTTGCCTTTATCTGATATGGACAAGCGTTTTAGTTTAGAACCAGTATTACATGCAACAGCGATTATTACAGATGAAAACAAGGTAAATGAATATCTGGACGATGTGAGCAATCTTAAAGCACTGATTACCAATGATGTATTATCAATCGAAGCAAAGTTCCAGATGCCTGTGAGTTTCAGATACAAAGGATTTATGATACAGTGCTTGAACGGTATGCCGAAAGTAAGAGATAAATCCGATTCATTTTACAGAAGACAGTTGTTCTTGCCGTTCTTTAAGTGTTTTACAGGGAAAGAACGTAAGTATATCAAGAATGATTATCTGAAGCGTAAAGAGGTTCTTGAATATGTATTATACAGAGTGTTGAACATGAATTATACAACATTGAGCGAACCTGCAAAGGCTAAAGAGCTGTTAAGAGAATACAAAGAATTCAATGACCCTATTAGACGTTTCTTGTCTGAAATGTTGCCAGAATTGAAATTGAATAGAATTCCAATGACAATGTTGTATGATTTATATAATGCATGGTATTGTAAACAGAACAATAATAAGCCTGATGGAACAAATCAGAATACTTTTACCAGACAGGTAAAACAAGTCATTAGTGATTATACAGCGGAGTCAGGGTTTGTGTTTGCAAATGATACAAAGATTAACTTTGATAAAGACAATTTGGAACCATTGTTAAAAGATTATAAATTGTATCACTGGATTGATGGAAGATATTCAGAAGCGGATAATTTTGGCGTTAGAGTAGACCCTGCAAAGAGTGGAAAATATAAAAGCGTAATTATGCGTAAGTAATACATAGAATTCATGTGCGAAGGAAGTAACGAGCAATCGTTACTTTTTTTGTGCATGAATTTCACTGGGGGTTGGGGGTGTAGCCACCAAAAAAAGAAAATGAAAGCGTGATACAGTTCATGTTGAACATAAAAATGGTTCCCCTTTGGTTCCTCAAGATGCGTCATTGAGCATAGATAGTATCAAAATGATACAAAGCGAAAATGGCTCATTTTGACTTGACAAAGATAATATCAAAATGATGCTAAGTACAGCAAAAAATGCTCGAAAATCGTGTTTTTGGGTGATTTTTTGTAAAAAGGGGAACCAAAGGGGAACCAAGGGGGAACCGCTGAATCCGTTGGTAGACAACGACTTTAGCAAAAAGTTCCCTTTTACAAAAAAACAGGGGGAACCAAAAGGGAACCGCTGAATCCATTGCTGGATAACACATTTATACAAAAAGTTCCCTAAGTTCCCTTTTTTTTAATAATACATACGTGAGAAACATATAACATGCTTTTCTTTGTATGTCCATTATTATTTTTATTTTTTTTTGTGGGAGGGTGAAAAAATTTCTATATAAGAGTTCAGAAAAAGGGGAACTTCAGGAACTTTTCCGTAAATCCGTTGGTGGGTAACGGATTTGAAGTTCCCCCCAGGGGGAACCAAAATTATTGATTTTAACTTATGAATTTCGATAAATCTGTTGCTGGACAACAGATTTGAAAAAGTTCCCTTTTGGTTCCCCTTTTCGGGAACCGTTATTTCCATACCGGGAACATTTTCAACACTGTATGATTCTATCATCCATTCATTTCTATATGTAATCAGCAGAACAATTCAAAACATATCGTTTAACACGCCGTATGACCTCACCACGCGTATAAAATCATGAATCTGTAAAACTATTCGATTTTCTAAAAAATCTTCACTACGGGCTTATTTTCAATTAAATACGGCATATTGAAACATGATAGCAATTTTAAATGTGTATTTGGGTAGGAAAAAAACAGCTTGAAATTCACTGCGTTATCATGATATAATGTTTTCATGAAAACATGAAACAATGAAATCATGAAAGGAGCATGAATCATGAAGAACATATTGATTATCAACCGTAAGGGCGGTGTTGGTAAGACATTGGTTGCAGATGAGCTTGCTTTTGCTTTGGATGTCAAGAATGTTCCGTATTGCTTTTATGACCTTGACGGTCAGGGCGGTACACTGCATGAACCTGTTGAAATGGATAATGCGGATATATCAATTATTGATACACCGGGTTCATTACAAGGTGAAATGGGTGAATGGGTCAAGGATGCGGATGTGGTTATTGTTCCGATGCGTCCAAGTGTAACGGATATGCCAGCTACGGAAACAACGATTGACCTTGTAAAGCGTAATGCACCAGATACACCTATTGTGTATGTGGTTAATGGTACAAATAGATTTAAAGCTACAAAGGAATTTATGGAATTTTTCAAAGAAGAACATAAAGATGAACCAATCTATTGTCTGCCACAAAGTGAAGCGTTTGTACAGTCAAGGCTTGCAAATCAGTCGGTGGTTGCATATAATCCAAGGCTTCCAGCTGCATTGGCTACAAGCGTGCTGACACATGGCGTATGGAAAATCTTAAAATTGAAATTCTAATGAAATCATGATAAAATGAAATCATGAAAATTGAATTAGCAGTAGTAGCCGACTTTGTGGGATATGTGGGTAACTCGTAGAGTTATCCATATTTTCCACAAAGTTCAGAAAGGAGATTTTAAGATATGACTGAAAATAGATTTAAAGCTCGTCAGCAAAAGCGAGCTGTTGAGGAAGAATCACGTCTGGAACAGGCAAAGGGTGGAACTACATCTGTATCTGGAAAAAATCATGGAAATCAGAAAATGGTTCCTGTCCAGTTCTATATGACAAATGATATGAAGAAAAGATTGAAAATGTATTGTCTGTCTAATGATACAAAGATGACAGATGTTTTGAATAAAATGACAGATGAATTTTTGAAATCACAAGGATTTTAATGAATTCATGAAATCATGAAATTGTAAAAACAAGGAGAAAATGATATGGTTAGAAAGAAAAAATACACAGTTGGGAGTGTGTGTTCAGGTATTGAAGCCGCATCTGTTGCTTGGAAACCACTGGGATATAAATTTGAGTGGCTTTCAGAGATAGCAGATTTCCCATCAAAAGTATTAAATCATAAATATCCAGATGTAAAAAATATAGGAGATATGGTTGAGATTCCAAATAAGATAAGAAATGGTGAAATTGTGGCTCCAGATATAATTTGCGGTGGCACCCCATGTCAGGCATACAGCTACGCAGGCTGGAAAAATGGTTTAAATGATAATAGAGGAAATCTTACATTAAAATTTGTTGATATTATAGAAGCAAATGATGAAGTAAGAGCAAAAGCAGGGTTGTCAAAGACAATTGTATTTTGGGAGAATGTTGAAGGCGTTTTAACTGATAAAACTAATGCTTTTGGTTGCTTTATTTCATCATTAGCGGGCTTACCTGCCGTTATGAAAAATAATGGTAGGTGGCCTGCGGCTGGGATGCTTAGGGGTCCAGAGCGAAATGTAGCTTGGCGAGTATTGGATGCAAAATATTTTGGACTTCCACAGCAGAGACGAAGATTATATGTCATGGCAGGTGGAAAAGATTTTCAGCCTGAGAATGTATTATTTGAAGAACATAAAAATAAATCATTACCAGAATTTCCGGATTATCCTTTGACATTTCAAAAAGATGGGCATTTTTTTGAGATTTTTCGTGGTTATACAGATTGTTTGTATTCATCATATGGTACGAAATGGAATGGAAATGCGGCTGCAAATAATGGTTCGTTATTTGTTGTTCAAGATGATAGACTTAGAAGATTGTCTCCGTTGGAATGTGAACGTTTAATGGGATTTCCTGATAATTATACCCAAATTACAGGTGCAAGACGAACCAATAGGTATCAAGCAACGGGAAATTCTTGGGCTGTTCCGGTTATTAAGTGGTTAGGAAAAAGATTAATGAATCCTGCCTGCATTCTTTCACAGAATCCAATTCCTATGAAAAGTGACAATGATATGGAATATCATGATTTTAGCAAAGGAATAATTCAGTTGAATAGTACAGAGTGGTTGAATTGTTCAAGTAAGCCTGAAAAATGTATTTTTGGTGATATGTCGGAAATTGTATCAGCTGATGCTCCAAAAGAAATTTACATTTCGCCCGTTGGATGTTATGGTATTCTTAGACGAAGTAGAGAACGAAATCTTGCAGTTAACGAGCGTTTGGAAATCATTTTGGATAGAATTGCTAGAGAAATGTCGGTTGATGATATTGAAAAATATTCATTACGTCAACAACGTGGAAAATACAGTTTAGGAGGCAAAAAAAGTGAGTTATGATTTTGAAAATAAAACAGTAAATAGGAATATAAGAACATCTAATTTATTTAGAATTGATAAAATGGAAGACTATTATCTTGCTGTTAGATTTAAATATCAAGGCTATATTTGGAATGGTGCAGTTCCAATAAAAGCGAAATATCAAGGTGTAGATATTCCGCTTACAAAAGATGATGTTTTTGAGTGGACGCAATCTTGTTATGAAGCATTAGACCCAGGGAAATATGGTGTTTGGCAAGCACAACAGACAGCATTTTGGGATACTACAAATGCAGAAGATACACATCTTGTTTTTGATGCGTTGAATGGAACAGAACCTATTACAAAATGGCTGTGTCGTAAATGTGGACCTGTTCCAAAAGTTAATCCGCAGGCTGGTGCAAGAATTAAGAAATTAAAAGAGTATGGGTATCATATTGCAACAGTAAAAATGGAATGTAGTGCTTGCGGACGAAAACAGTATTTTGATTTGCTGATACGATTACCAAGGCATCCTGCTGATAATCAAAAACGTTTTTCAATTTCAGTAGCATTGAGAAATAAAATTTTGAGTACATTACCTTTAAAGGATGCTTGTTTTGAAACAGTATTGCAACCTAATGAAGCAATAATCGACCATAAATTTCCTTCATCAAGATGGGTGAATGGTGAAACAATTAATGAAACGGATATGCCGGTAGAGGACATTCAGAAAAAGTTTCAACTTTTGACTAATCAAACTAATTTACAAAAAGAGCGTTATTGTCAGCGTTGTGTGACAGAGGGCGTAAGAGGTGATTTTTTTGGAATTGAATGGTACTATGAGGGTGACAAAAATTGGAACGGAACGTCAAAAGCTGATGAAAATGGTTGCATTGGGTGTCCATGGTATGATTTACATAAATGGAAAGAAGAATTTAACAAACATTTGAAAGATGAAGAAAGATGAAGAAAGATGAAGATGTATGATATTAAAAAATTAGACTATCTTCATGGAGTGAAATCTGTTATATTTACATTGAACAATTAAATAAAAAAGTTCACGAGAGAATGTCCGATATGAAAAAATATCTACGCAGTACGGTGTAGAAAACCGAATTGTTTACGGACGCACAGCTTCTGGCAGAAGCGTATTCTGAAATAAAAATACGTGAGAGACGCAGCGGTGAGCAGATGATGGAAACTTATTGTTTCTTGATTCTGTTCACCGTTTTTTATTACAAATTTTTTTGATAGAAAGTTGAGGTAAATTTTTATGAACAAACGTAGTAAAAAAGAAAATGAATTATTAAATTATCTGAGTGAAGATGAAAGAAAAGTTTATGAAGAATTTGAAGCAAAGCTGAAAGCAAAAAGAGATGTTGCTGTAAAAAGACAGAAGAAAGAAATCAACTTCTGGAAAGAAATTGATGAACGTGAGGAAGAAGTTTATCAGCACATTCTTGAAAATCGCAAAGCGAGAAATGCAGAGCAGAAAACAGAACCTGTTCAGACACAAATTTCACATCAGGAAGAATCTGTTCCAGTTGAAAATGTAGTTGAACAGGAGAGAGAAAATGTTACAAATCCATTCTACGGACAGAATCAGTAAAGAACATTTTTTCAAGCCCCGCAGGGTCGGGGTAAGTCCAGAAAGGGGCAGACAGCCCCTTTTGGCGAAAGAAAACCTTTGATGCGAAGCGTCAAAGGTTGTATTGAGCAACCTTGGCAGAGGCAAGGTTGGAAACAAATACGGATGCGGATATATTACAGGAAAGGAGATGGACGAGATGGCTGAAACAATGACAGTATCATCATCGCAGGGTCATACAGCAGAATGGCACGACCAGCGACTGACTACACCGGCAAATGCAGATGTTGAATTGAGTTCAAGAAATGAGTTTTGGATTGGCGATATGAATTCAACAGATGCGGATAAATTTAATGAAATTTTTCAAGATTCAGTGGATGATTTTAACGCAAAGCAAACAAGACCATCACGAAAAATGGGTGCGGAATCTACAAGCCCAGAACGACAGAAAAGTTATTATGATGGTGTTGTGGATGGAACATTTTGCTATGGAAAAGGAAAGCAAAAAGAAACACCGATTCAAGAGGTTGTTTTACAGATTGGAAATAAAGATGACAATGGTGTGACAGATAAAGATTTTGATATGGAACATTGGAAAACATTGAAAAAATCTGGACATGAAAAAGAAGCATCGGAGTATGCGATTTCACATTTGAATAAAAGTGAAAATACAGAAAGAACAAAAAGAATTCTTCATAAAGCAGTTGAAAGAATTGCAACATTAGACCCTGAACATTTAATTGTCATTCGTGCGACATATCATGGAGATGAACCATGTGGAACAGGTCATGGTCATCTTGCATACGTGTTAAGAGCAACAGGATATGAAAAGGGTATGGAATCAAGAGTTGCAAGTGTGAAAGCACTTGAACAGATGGGATTTAAAAAGACAAAAGAATCTGAATATGGAATTGTACAGTTGCATGAAAGATTCAAAGAAATCATTGAAGAAGAAATGATAAATGATGCACTTGAATATGGCTATGAAGCAATTCAAAGAACACCTGATTCTGGTGAGCATAGAAAGCGTTCAGATGTTTCAGAATTTAGAGAAATGGCTGCGGAAAGACAGGATTTGAAAGAATTACAAATGGAAGTCAATGATGCAGTTGCAGATAATCAATTAAGAGAATTTGCTCTGGAACAGAGAGAAAATAGTGTCAAACGACAGAAAGCATTGAATGATGAAAAATCAAAAGAAATCAATGACAGAGATGAACAAGTTCGCAAAAAAGAAATGGCATTTTCTGAGAAAAATTCTGAATTGATTCTTAGAGAATCGAATGTTCTTATTAAGGAATCAGAAATTGATGAGCGTGAAGAAAAATTGAAAAAGAAGCAGGAGCAGGACGAAAAAGATTTTCAGATGAAAGAAGATAAGATGGAAGCTCAACAACGTGTTATTTCACAACGTGAAAAAAGCGTTTCTGAAAGAGAAAATTCAGTTGATGTAAAAGAAAATGAGGTTGCTCAAAAATCAGCAGAATATGGTAAAAAATTAGTTCTTCTTGATTCTTTGATTGATGATGTACAATCTTATAAATCCCCTGTTTCTGTTGCAAAGAATGTTTTGGAAATTTTGAAAGAATCAATGAATGAAAAAGGTAAAAGAGTTACAAGTGATATGATTGGTGTTCTGACAAGAAATACAGATATGCTGAATAGAAAATATCAGGCAAAAATTAACGAAACAAGAGTGAAACGTGAACAGATTCAGCAGGGTACATATTTTGATATGTCTGATGAACAAGATGAACGTGGAGATAGAAGTTTGTAAGAGAATGAGGCGTTTACATGAATGAAAATACAAAAAAATATTTGTATGTCTATGGTGATTTAGATTATCAAATCAGAGATAGAATTGATGTGTTGAAAAAAGCATTAGAGGATGTAAGAAATACTCTTGGAGAAATTTGTGAGGATGAAATCGAATGTGGTCATGTAGAGACAGGCAAGGACTGGCTGGACTATCATAAAAAATACAGCAAGGCAAAAGAAGAGATGGAAGAATTGTTGAGAACGGTTCAGTCTGGAAGACTAAAAGATTACATGGAAGAATTATGGAAAGTTCCAGACATTGATTTATAGTAATGGTCGCTCCCTGTACAGGGAGCGTGAATTGAAATGACATTGATTGATTTATAAATAAAATGGCATCTGGGAAATCAGGTGTCTTTTTCTTTGCTTTCAATCATGTAGAAAAATGTTGAAAGAAATGTATCATTGATATATAATAGAAACACGATATTGACTAAAACTAAGAAAGTGGGTAGGAAAATGGCGAAAAGGAAGTTGAATTGCTATATATATACGAGAGTATCAACAGAATTACAGCTTGATGGATATTCGTTAGAAGCTCAAAAGGAACGACTACGGAAAGAAGCAAGTCATCGAGGAATGAGAATTGTTGGTGAATATTCAGATGAGGGAAAATCAGGTAAAAACGTTGCTGGAAGACCGGAATTTCGTAAGATGCTTGCTGATATTAAATCTGGCAAAGATAATGTTGATTATGTACTTGTATTCAAGCTCAGTCGATTCGGTAGAAATACGGCTGATACACTGAACAGTCTGCAATATATGGAAGATTACGGAGTGAATCTGTTGTGTGTTGAAGACAATATAGATTCTGCTGGTGCATCTGGAAAACTGATGATTTCAGTGTTAGCGGCGGTTGCTGAAATCGAGCGTGAAAATATCAAAGAGCAGACAATGGCTGGAAGACAGCAAAAGGCACGTGACGGCTTGTGGAACGGTGGTTTTGCTCCATACGGTTACAAATTGGTTAATGTAGATGGTCAGAAATCAAAGATGCTGGTTGTTGATGAAGAAGAAGCAAAGCTGATTCGATTGATTTATGAAAAGTATTTACAGGGTATGGGCGTAAATGCGGTTGCAAAATGGCTTAATGAGAATGGATACACAAAGACTGTGAGACAGAATGGAACTGTTCCTAACATATCAGCTCATTTTGTAACGAATGTGCTTGATAATCCTGTCTATTGCGGAAAGATTTCGTATGGACGTAGGAGAACTGAAAAGATTGACGGTACTAGAAATGAGTTCCATGTGGTTAAGCAGGACAAGGAATCATACAAGCTGTATCAGGGGCAACACGAAGCAATCATTGATGAAGATACATGGTACAGAGTGCAAGTGAAACGTAAGAAGAATGCTTTCAAGAGAGAGAAGACACATTCATTATTGCATGAACATATCTTGTCAGGAATTATAAAATGTCCTGTGTGTGGTTCGTCAATGTATGGTGTGGTAAATCGTAAGAAAAAGAAGGGTTCTGACGAATTCTACACTGATATGTGGTATTATCTTTGTAAGAATCGAAAAATGGTCTCAGGGCATCTATGTGACTATAAGAAGCATATTAAACAAGATGAAATCAATGCAGAGGTCATACAGCTTGTAAAGTATGTTTTTTGTGGCGAAAACGATATGAAAGACCAGATTCTTAAAAAGCTGGGTTCTGATGATTCTTTGAGTGAATTATTACAAGAAAAAGAACGTCTTACGAAAGAACATGAGAAGCTGGATTCTAAGAAATCAAAGCAGTTACGCAGAATCAATGAGTTGGATATTGATGATGAATTATACGATGATTTGATGAAGACATACAGAGCTGGTGTGCAGGAAATCAATGAACAGATTGCTATAATAGAGAATCAGATGTATCAGAATGATTTGAGTATTGAAAATGCTCAGGGTGAAAATCTGTCGGCTGAGGTCTATAAAAGAATTATTGATGAAATGTTAGACCACATAGACGATATGCCAGACAGTGATAAAAAGCTGATGATGAATCTGTTGATTGAGAAAGTGGAAATTTATGAAGAGAAGCAGAAAGACGGTCGTTGGGTGAAATCAGTACAGTTCAAGATTCCATTAAATGTTGATGGAAAGCTTGTTGACACAATGTTTTTTGATGATGAAGATACAGAAAATTCCCTATCCAATGAGAAACATGTTGAGACAGTCTGTTTATTATCACGTAAATAAGCGGTTTTACAGGCTTTTATGAGTGGAGTTCAGTCTATTTGCCACCCATTTGCCACCCTAATTCTGAAAAACATCATTGAACACAAGAAAAGCACTGAACCCGTTGAACTATTGCCGGATTCAGTGCTTTTTCAGGTCTTTATGTAGTTGTTATGATGTTTTTGCCTGTGTCACCTGTTCAAACAGATCAACAGAGCGTTCAACCATCTTTTCAGTATCATGCACATAGGTCTGCAAGGTGGTTTCAATGTTGGTGTGTCCCAACCGGGTCTGTATGTCCTTCACATCCGCACCGTTTTCAATCAGCAGTGTGGCGTGGGTATGCCTTAGTGAATGATAATCAAAGGCAAGCAGTAGTTCTTTATGGATGACCCTTGAACAGAATTTGAAGGAATCAGTTGAAGTATATTGACCGTTTTCTGCAATGCAGACCATGCGAACCCGTGGCAAAGGCGAATTGATACACTTCTGAATTGGAACTATGCGCTTCATATCATTGCCTTTTTCATCCTTTTCAACCTTGATGACATGGATGGTGTAGTATTCACCGTACTTCATTTCATTTTTTGCCTGTCTGACCTTTTCTGCTTTCAATGCCCGGTACAGGGTTTCACCAAACTTCACGGTTCTGTTTGATGTTACAGTTTTGGTTGTTCCAAAATACCATGATGACTGCAGTTCTTTCTTACCCTTCTTTTCAACAACCTTCCTTACATCTGCCCCAAAGTTACGCTTTACAATCTGTTTGTTGACGCTGATGGTGCGGTTATCGAGGTCTATATCATCCCAAGTTAGGGCAAAAGTTTCAGAGATACGCAAACCAGTATAAAAACCAATCATAAGCGGAATATGATAACGGGAATCAGACGGGAAACGGTCAATGATTCGCTGCCATTCGTCCAAGGTCAAAATAATGCGTTCCCTTGGTGCTTTTTCAACCTTGGGGAATTTGACATACTGCATAGGATTTGAAGTGATGTAGTGCATTGGTTCAACAGCATAGTTTAGTGCTGCACTGAATACGGACAAAATGCCGATCATGTGACTTTTAGAATTGCCGTTCATTTTCAGTTCAACGGCATATTCCTGTAATATTGCCGGGGTGATCGCTTTCAGTCTATATACACCGAACTTTGGAATCAAATGCCCTTGAATGATTCTTAAATAACCGACTTGTGTATTATATTTCAGGTTGGTTTTGCAGTACAGATCAAACCATTGGTTCAGGTAGTCTGCAACCGTAATTTCATTAGGTTCAAAAACTGACCCGACATTATTGTATTCATTCAGAGCCTTGGCAAGTGCTGCTTCTGCTTCTTTCTTAGTGCGAAAACCACCCTTTTCCTTCCTTTTACGTTTTCCGTCAACTTTCCCAAGGTCAAAATAATATGACCATGTTGTACCTCTTTTTCGTGTTCCACCGTTCATAATATCATCCTTTCTGTAATTGAATTTATAGGTAATGGATGATATAATTAGGATTGCATAGCCTATATCATCCTATTCCTTGGTATAGAGTTATAGGAACCCTGACCGCTGCAACGGTTGGGGTTCATTTTTGTTCAGTTTTTACAATGTAATTTGATGTATTTTTCCCAATCTGAAACGTGTGTAATAAAATTTTCAACGTCACCTTCTATGGTTTTTGAAGTATATAACCCCTTCAAAATCTGCATCCAATGTTTTCTTCCTTGAAGTTTTATTTTACCCACAGGATAGGTTGCATAAAATACGGAAATACAACCGTTACTCATACGCTCTAAAAAGATATTAGAGTTTTCATCAGGTGATAAATAATCATACAGTGCATTGAAAAATAGTTCTTCTTGTTCATTTAATGTGAATTTTTTACCTGTATCAGATTGGGTTGATATAGAGTAATTCATTTTCATTCACCTTTTTTGTTCAGTTATAATTCAATGTGTGAAGGTGCTGCCGTATTGGTTGCATATTGAAGTGCAATGAACTGTTTATATTCTTTTGCAGTTCCCCAAAAAGCAAGCATCCCTTTGTCATATTCTACAACCAAGTAATACTTGTTGATTCCTGACTTTCCTGTTGTCCGGGCAGTACCGTGATACTTCTGCATGAAATTCTTTTCTTCCATTGCTGAAAATGACTTGATTCTGTTCATTGGAAGTGTAACCGTAGTTTCAGGCTTGATTCTTCTGATCTCAAACACATCACCTTTCACTTCAATTCTGCAAGGGTAATCAGTCGCAAACCCTTCAATTCCTTCATAGTGCATTACTGGTGTACCTGATTCCTTTTTCTTTCCAAACATATACTTTTACCTTCCTTTCTTGGTGTGTGGTTACGGTTACGGTTACGGTTGATGTTCTTATTCTTATATTTTTACTTTTTTATTTTTAATTTAGTATATGTAAAAAAAAATCTATATAAGAAAACTTAACTGTAACCGTAACAACTGTAACTTTGCCGTAAAATCAACGCTTTAGAACCGTAACTCAATGCGTAACCAACCGTAACGAACCGTTACTTTTTGTATTTTTGGTCTGATGATAAATCATCAAGAAATTGTATAAGTTCTGATTTTCCAAGTTCATTCAACTGGTGGTATTGGTTCAGTAATTCAGAATCACTGACTGATATTTCAGCACTAGTCAGCCATTCCATGCTGACATTCAACGCAACTGCTAAGTGATAGAGTGCATCAGGTTCAGGTGTGTGAACACCGTTTTTGTATTGGCTAATACTTGCCTTGTCAAGTCCTGACCGATTTGCTATATCAATCCACCTTAAACCACTTTGTTCCTTGGCTTGGATAAATCGTTGTTGAAATATTCCCATTATTTACCAACTTTCAAAAATATTGGCAAACGAACAAATGTTTGCCAATATTATTGTATCGCTACTTTAGTACGTGTGGCTGACGGGAGATGATCGCATGGACTATAAAGCACTTATTATAAAAATGCTTGAAAAAGCAGATGATAGGAAATTAAAACTAATCTACTGCTACATAAAAGCACTTCTTGGACTAGGTTGATGCCTAGTCCTTTTTGTCATGCAGCATAATCACCATTTTTTCTAATACTTCCCAATCCGATTCATCTAATGCAGAAAGCATTGAAATGAATCTTTTCTTAAAAGAATCATCTTCACTGGATTGTATCGAACCGACAAACGAAGCAATTTGTTCATCCCTTGTCTGTTTTATGAACATTTCACCCTGACCTGTTCGCAACCAATCTTCATTGACATTAAATTCGCGGCAGATAGAACGCATGATTGCGTCACTTGGAAGTGTTCGCCCCATTTCATACATAGCAATAGTATTTCTTTGAACACCTAACTTGTCAGCAAATTTTTGTTGTGTTAAATCAAGTTCTTTTCTTATTTTCTTGATGCGGTCTTTCAATATGTATTCACCCCTTTCTTGTTACTAATTATACAGTTAAAACCCCTTAACGTCAATAGAAAAAGTCAGTTATTTAGCAAAAAGTCACCTACTTAGTAAAAAACGCTTGACAATGCTAATTAGCTGACAATAATCGTCAGTGTAATAGCAAAGCAAGCAGGAACACAGGCAGTTTACTGAAAGGTTCAACAGCCGTGGAACAGATAGGGAACACCCCAAGAGTGGAAGCGAGAAACAATAAGCCTATTGAAGTGAGATGACACAGCACTTTGTTGTTACGACTGAAATGGTTAATTCAAAAATTTGTAGAAAGGGGTAGAAATGGATACTGGACTAATCATCACAAAATTATCGGTAAATCTATGTAATAACAACGTAGAAAAAATTAGTGAACTTTACAATTTATTAGGGGAAAAAGATAAAGCAAAGATAAAAACTGATTTAAAAACAATGTTGGCTGATAGTTATGTACTTCAATCGGCATAGCAGCCGCAAAAAAACGATACAGCACTTACTTTATAAAGTGTCATGATTTGATACAGCAACTTAAGAAAGCCAAACTGGAAAACCGTCTGGAAGCCAGACTGCGACACTTTTTTAAATATAAGCTGTTGATCATTGATGAACTGGGTTATCTGCCAATTGAAAAAAATGATGCAAAACTGTTCTTCCAACTAATAGATCTACGATACGAAAAACGAAGCACCATTTTGACAACAAATATAAATTTTAATTCGTTGGATGATGTATTTTATGATCCGGTCATTGCAAATGCAATTCTGGATCGGATCCTGCATCATGCACATGTAATAAACATCACTGGGAAATCGTACCGCTTAAGGGAATATATGATACAGGACGATGAATGAGCAAACTTGTACATTCTTAAATGATCAAAAATGTACATTTTGATATTGACATTTATACGGATGAAAGAAGAGCAGGAAAGCACAGAGACAGACCTGATAAAACTGCTCTATGAAAGGGCAGAGGAACGCTACCGGACACTGGAGGTCAGGGATGAGGAGTTCCGGGCAGAGGAGATCAAAAACATCCTTGCAGAGAAAAAGAAACTGGAAACATTTGATGAAAATTTATATAGAAAAATAATCGCACGCATCTGGGTGCATGGTGGAAACATGGCAGAAGTGGAGCTTATCAATGGGAGCCGTGTCACAGCCGGGTACAAGGATTAGGAGGGAGAGCAGATGGCAGAAACAGCAAAAAAGATCAGCATGATACCTGCCAAGGTGCAGTATGACCGGAATGTGAAACTGTCAGAGAAGAAAATGAAGGTCGCTGCCTACTGCCGTGTCAGTACGGAACTGGAAGAGCAGGACAGCAGCTATGAGGCACAGGTGGAGTATTATATTAGCAAGATATCGGAAAATGAAAACTGGAAAAATGCCGGCATCTATGCGGATGACGGAAAGAGCGGAACAAACACAAAAAAAAGGGCAGACTTTAATGCCATGATACAGGATGCCCTTGCAGGAAAGATTGACATGATCCTTACAAAGTCGGTCAGCAGGTTTGCGAGGAACACGGTAGACTCGCTGGTGACCATCCGAAAACTCAAGGAAAAGAATGTGGCGGTGGTGTTCGAGAAAGAGGGGATCAATACACTGGAGGGAACCGGTGAAATTCTCATCACCATCTTAAGCAGCCTGGCACAGGAGGAGAGCCGCAACATCAGCGGGAACATCCGATGGGGAGTCGTGAGGAAATTTGAAAAAGGCAAGGTCATCGTAAACTGCACAAAGTTCATGGGATACACCAAAAACGAGGATGGTGACCTAGTCATCGTACCCGAAGAGGCAGAGATCGTAAAGCTGATCTTCTGGCTTTATCTGGAAGGCTACAGTACCGGGAAGATTGCAAAGCATCTGGAGGAGCAGGGAATCAAAACGGCCACAGGGCAGGACAAATGGCATTCCACGGTAATAGACAAAATGCTCCGCAATGAAAAATACATGGGAGATGCATTACTGCAGAAAACCTATACGGTGGATTTCATGACAAAAAAGAAAGTCAAGAACACTGGAATCGTACCGCAGTATTATGTGGAAGATGACCATGAGGCAATCATTCCGAAAGAGCTGTTCTACAGGGTACAGGAAGAGATGATGCGGAGGGCATCCTTATGCAAGGCGGCTGTCACCCGGAAGAAGAACCAGAAAAGCAGGTATTCCTCCACCTATGCACTGACCGGCACGCTGATCTGCGGAAAATGCGGACAGGAGTACAGGAGAGTCACCTGGGCGAGAAACGGGAAAAATAAAGTTGTCTGGAGATGCAGCAATCGGCTGACCAACGGAGTGAAGAAATGCGGGGAATCCGAGACACTCGAAGAGAACGCATTAAACAGGGCGGTGATGGAAGCCATCCACAGGATCACAAGTGATGATATGGAATTTATGGAAGATTTCCGGCAGAACATCATCCATGTCATCGGGAGCTACAGCACCGCAAAAGAGTCCGGAGAATACGAAGAAAAGATAAAAGAAAAGCAGGATGAGATGGTGGCACTGATTGCAGAGAATGCAAAGACCGGCTCTTACACACCGGAGTTTGATGAACGCTACCGCACCATAGCAGAGGAAATCAATGCCTTAAAAGAGGCACAGAAAACAGCCAGAAACGAGAAACAGATGTCTGACAGCTATGAACAGAGAATCCAAGATATCGACCATTACTTAAGCACAAGCACCTGCCAGATACCGGAGTTCGACAATGACCTTGTCAGACGGCTGATCTCGACCATCAAAGTGGAATCCAGCGAGAAGCTGCTGATACAGTTCCAGTCAGGCATTGTCATGGAAAAGGAGATTCGATATGAGTAAGGCTGCGGCAGGAATGGCAGCAAGTAAATAGGAAACGTTGTTCCTGCCAGTTTATGGTAAGAATAAAATGCCCGATGATCCGGGCGTTTTATTGTTGGCATAAAAATAGGAAACAAGTGCAGAACAATAGGAATAGAAAATATATCACGAAAAATGAGTAAAAGAAAGTGGATATAGAAAAAGCAAAAAGCACATGAGGTGTGCGGAGAGGAGGAGAAAAGCGTATGAATTATGAGCAACTGATAGAAGAACTGAGGGAGGAAATGTTACAGCTTGTAAACACGAAATGTGATGCACTGCTCCAGATGTACCAGAGTGGGGAGTTGCGGACAGATATGAAAGATACAATCCGGGAAAGCAGTCTTATCACAGTGTCCCCGGCAGAACTGAAAGGGAAAAAATCGCTGGCAGTCCAGTTCGCGCGGGGAGAATGGATAGAAACACCTACATGGAGAAAGGTGGCACAAAAGATTTTGCAGGCCTGTAATGAACAGCCGGATATCCATGAGCGTTTTATGGAAATGTGTGGAAAAGTAGCCGGACGCTGGAGGACGATCCTTGGAAGTTCACCGGAAGAAATGGATGTACCGATAAAGGTGGATGAGGAACTTTATTTTGAGGGAAAATTTGACACCGAAGCGATGTTAAACATGTTAGAGAAAAAGGTGCTGGAACCGGCAGGGGTTGATTACAGCAGCATTAAAATCCGGTATATGGCAAAAGTGCAGGAAACAGCAAAAAACTTAGAGCATGTGCCAGAGCAGGATGCTTTGGAGCATGAGGAGCAGGAACAGCATGCACCGGTGCAGACAATGTAAAAAATGGACGGAATCAAGACTCCGAGTCTATAACAGGTTTGGAGTTTTTCTTATGTTCCTTTTCCAAATGTAAAAATTGATTGTATAAAAGAAATGGGTAAGTTATAATATAGGTGTGGTCAGATGCCTTTTTGGGGATGACTATATCTGTCACAAAAAGGAGGAAGGCCAGTGAATACAGAATTGAAAAATGCAGTGAAAGCAACAGATTCAAAAGCACAGTATGATACGAGTGCAAAGCGTCTGTTAGGACAGAAGAGCATACTGGCACATATACTGGTAAAAACAGTTGATGAGTTTAAGGGCATGAATCCCAAGGATGTGGTTGACTGCATTGAGGGAACACCACATATCAGTACGGTACCGGTAGAGCCTGGACTTACAAATGCAGCCAGCGAAAAAAATGGTGAGAGACTGGTCGGTTTCAACACAGAAAATGAAGAAATCAACGAAGGTCTGGTAAGATTTGATATCGTTTTCTATGTGCGCATGAGAGATGGATTGTCACAGATCATCATAAATGTAGAAGCACAGAAAGACGAGCCGACGGGATACGAAATCTTAAACCGGGCAATCTTTTATGTGAGCAGACTGATCTCATCACAAAAAGAACGTGATTTTGAGAATTCCAGCTACGATGACATTAAGCGTGTATATTCGATCTGGGTATGTATGAACATGGAAGAGAGCAGCATGAGCCATGTGCATCTCACAAAAGAAGATTTGATCGGTTCCTATCAATGGAAGGGAAATCTTGATCTGCTGAATATCATAATGCTTGGACTGGCAAAGAATCTGCCGGAACATGATGAGACATATGAACTGCACCGTCTGTTAGGAGCGTTGCTGTCACAGGAACTTACAATAGATGAAAAACTAAACATAATTGGAAATGAATACGATATTCCTATTGAGGAGAACTTCAGGAAGGATGTGAGCGTTATGTGTAACTTGAGTCAGGGAATTGAAGAAAAGGGTATTGCGATTGGACGTGCGGAAGGTGAAGCAGGACTTATTATAAAAATGTATAAGAATGGTTTTACAGCAGAGCAGATAGCCTCAGCCACAGATAAGGATATAGAAGAAGTGAAAGCGATTATTGCAGGGAAGGAACCTGCACTTGCATAA